ATCGAGGACGGCGCGCTACCCGGGGTGGTGCAAGCGGACAGCCCCACGGCCAGCCCGATCGCCGCGACCTTGGCGGCCGCCCCGGCCGATGGCGGCAGCGTGCCACCGCTGATGGCGTGGGTCGAACGGATCCGCAGGACGAGCGTGATAACGGCGACCACGCCCATGATCGCGGCGACCAGCTGCTCCTGGTCGATCCCGGTCGGCAGGATATGGAAAACGGAAAGGACGGCGAACAGCGCGGCGACGATCTGAAGCCAGATCACGCGGCTCTGCCACCAAAACTTGGTGTCGAGCATGGAAGTATCTCCGTTGTGAAGGTCAGGCCGTCGGGCGGACGGCCGCATATTCGGGGATGGCGTCGAAGCAGGGGCAGGCCTTCAGCCATTCGTTCGGCTCGATCGTGCCGTTGCGGTTGCGGTCCGGCGAATAATCGCGGTGGCCCTTGATGACGGCCAGCGGATGGGTGGTCTTCAGCTGGGCCAGCAGATCGAGCAGTGCGACTTTCTGCGCAGGGGTGCGGGTGTCTGCAGGTTTGCCGTCGGCCGCGAGGCCACCGGCATAGACCACGCCGATCGACTGCGCGTTGAAGCCCTGGACGTGGGCCCCGGGGATCCACTTCGGCCGACCGATCTCGATCGTGCCGTCGAGGCGGACGACGAAGTGATAGCCAATATCGCTCCACCCTTGCGCTAGGTGCCAGCTGCGGATTTCGGCAGCGGTAACGGGGCGGCCCGCCTTGGTCGCGGTGCAGTGAATCGCGATGCTGGTGATCGGGCGGGCGATGCGCGCGCGTGCGGCCGCGCGCCACGGTTCAGGTGGCGTCGTCATGATCGTTGATCCTGTTGATAGGCCCGGCCGACCGGCCGAGCAGGTTACAGCGCTGGCGTCTCGCCGGTGTGCAGCTCGTCGCTGACGCGCTTCATGAAATGCTCACGGACCAGGCGGACCAGTCGGTCGGAGCAGACCGCCGCCAGCGATCCGACCAGGACGCGATAGTCGGTGCCGACCGTCACCCCGACCACCCGCGCCGCGCCGTCGCTGATCGCGATCGCCAGCAAGCCCAGAATGCCGAGCAGCAGGACATCGGCCAGCATACCGCGCCAAGTCGGTTGCCGACCCTCTGACAAAGCCAGGCCGTAACGAGCGGCCGTGCCGATCGCGAGGCCGATCGCTGTTGCGCCGTATTTTGCGCCAGCCGCACCGAAAATGGAGGTGGGCTCAGCCATGCTGCACATTGACCCAGGGGCGACCGTCGCGGATCGCCAGCACCTTGCCGACGCGTCGACGATACTGGTCGAAGGTGATGGCCGCATCAGCGACAGCGACCACTGCGATCCCATCGCCGTCCTGTACCGCGACTAGATAATCTCCCACGTCGACAGCGCCGGACATGTTGACCGGCACCTGACCGCAATAGGCGATACGATCGACGCGAACGCGAGCGGCCTCAAGCGTATCCTCCCACGCTGGCAGGTCATGCTGGTAAGCCGCCGTCGCATCCAGCCATGCGGCATGGTCAGTTTGGTACTGCGCGATCTGCAAAGGGTAAGCAGCCAGTTCGTCGCGGTAGGCCGCGATCACCGCGTCGTCTGCATCGTCGGCCGGAACGGCGGGAAGCATAGGCGGCTGGGGCTCCGCGCCTGCTGGTTCCGGCCGGGCGGGCAGATGGGCCGCCCAGATGTCACCACCGACCAGGGAGGGGTTGGTGGACTTCACCATGAAGCTAATGGCGTCCGCCCAGCGATCGGTCAGCAAGCCCACCCGATCGACGCCGCATACATCACCCTTGGCGATCGTCCCGCAACCCTCCGCCTTCAGCATGTATTCTGCATAGTCAGCGCCGCTGGCGTTGATCGTGCCGCCCGCATTCAGCGACCGGCCGGTGGACGGGTTGGTGCCGACCTTGACTGCGGCCTCGGCTGCAGATCCTAGGTTGGTCGATCCGACCGAACAGAATACGGCGGTGGTGAAACCGTAAGCTGCGTTCGAGATGCGCAAAATCTCCTCGCCCTGGCCCGCAAGCTTCGCGATGTGGTGGGCAACGCTATTGACGACGCCGACCAGAAAACTCCCGCCGCTGGTCAGACGCGCGCGCTCAACGCCGCTGGTCTTCATTGCGATATGACCGCCAACACCGTCGACGCCGCGCAGGAAGTGGATTGCCGCATTCTCGTTCGCGTCGTTGAACATCAGCGACAGGCGAGCTTTGACGGTCCCGTCTTCGTTGCCGTTTTCGCCGTTGGTAACCTGGAGGCGCCAGCTGCCTCCGCCGAACGTGGTGGTCAGCCGAGCCGTAACCCCGTTTACCGTGCCATTTGCGAAGTTGATCGCACCAGCGGCGTCCGCGACGAGCCGGACCACACCACCGGTGACGATCCCCAGGCCGTTGTTGTCGGTGCGGCAGATGCCGGTGTCCTGGTCGGCCGTGAACCGAATGCCGGGCAGAGCGGCCGAGCCGTCACCGAACAATCCCTGACCGACGCCGTCGCGAACCACCGCGAAGGTGTTGAGGAGTAGGCCCGCCTGGAGTGCGAGGTCGCGGATATAGCTCTGCGTCGGCTGGATCGCATACGCCTGACCACCACCCGACGCGGCCTGATAGTTCGTCGCCAGCCGAAGATCGGTTGCCGAGATGATCTGACCGATTTCATAACTGCGCATGTCCGGGCCGACGAATGCGTCACCGATCTGGGCGTTGGAGACGAAGTCGGTCCCCGCGCCAGTCACGACGTTCGAACCGTTCGTGACGGTGACGGTCCCTTGCCGATACCACATGGCTATGATCCTATTCTTCAGTGGACGAGAGAGAGAGCGACTGGACTTCGCGTCCAGAGTCCGGGGAATTGAAATTAAAGCTGGCCAGCGCGCGTGCGGTGATGCGCGCGCGGTAGGTGAAGTCACCCAGACCGGCTTTGGTGTCGGTGAAAGTGATCGCGCCGCCCATCGTCTGGCGGCCGTAGCCATCGCCATCGATGGAGGGCGCTTCGTACTCGGTGGTGCCGGTCACATCGAACGACTGAACAAGCGCCCAGCTTTCGCCATCAAGGCGATCGAGATGGATCGTGGCGGTCGGCTTGCCCGTCACCGAGCCCTTGTTGCTCGATGCGCGGGTCAGTTCATAGGCGTAGCTGACGACCAGCACCTTCGACCCGCCTTTCGTATTGAACGGCCCGATCACGATCGACGCATCGGCCGCAAGGTCCGGCGTCTGGCGTGCGACGTGCAACACGCCAACCGACAGGCCTGCGCCCCAATAGCCTTTGCCGTCGGTGCCCTCCCAGACGCGGCCGTTCGAGCGCGAGCATTTGTCGATCGGCATGGTCGGCCCGAACCACGTTACGAGGTCCTTGTTCACTCCGAACCCAAGCCCCTGGACCTTCATCACCGTGCCCGTGTCGAAGATCACGCGGCCGGTTCCCATGGACAGGTCGGCGTTGATCAGTGCGAGAGTGCCCGCACCTTCTTTCGCGCCGACCAGCTGGGTGCCGACGAGGTTGCCGTTGATGTCGATCGCCAACGTCCGCGTTGCTTTTATGAGACCAGTATCCGCGACGATCGCCTCGATCAGGTCCTGCACCGTCGCTTCGCCAAGGTCGCCAAGTTTGGTCGTCAGCGACTCGATCGATTTGGCAGTGGCCTTGCCATCCTCGACCAGTGTTTCCTGCGATTTGCCGATGGCCGCCACGGACACCGCCAGCCCAGTCTTCGGGTCATTCAGGGTGGTATTAATCGTTTCGATCGACTTCGCGGTCGTCTTGCCATCCTCGACCAGCGTTTCCTGCGCCTTGCCGATCGCCGCGACAGTGACCGACAGCCCGGTTTTCGGGTCATTCAAGCTGGTGTTGATCGTCTCGATCGACTTGGCCGTGGTCTTGCCGTCCTCGATCAGCGTTTCCTGCGCCTTGCCGATGGCCGCGACAGTAATGGCCAGCCCCGTCTTGGGATCGTTCAGAGCCACATCAAGCGTCTCGATCGCCTTGGCGGTCGCTTTACCCCGCTCGACGTTGGCCTCTTCCTCCGTCACCAGCCGCGCAAGGGTGGCAGCGAGGCCAGTTTCCTTGTCCGAGAGGACCGCTTCGGTTGCGCTGACGCGCTCGACCAACGCCTGGTTGTTCGTGGCCAGCACGCGGCGGGTTTCAACGATTGCCGCCTCCGCCAACCCCATCCGGACCAGCAGCGTTTCACGCGCGACAGCCGACGCCCTCTCGTTCGCGACCAGCTGCGTGTTCGTCTCAGTCTGGACCTGGACGAGCTGCGCCTGCCGCGCTCGACTGGCCTCGTCGCCAGCGATCAGCGCGCGCAGCATCGCTTCGTCGGAGGTTTCCGCCTGGTTCGCGACCTGACGGATCGTGGTCCGCATACTGACGATGCTACCGTCCGCCGTGATGGAGGCGGTGTTCAGGTCACCGATCGCGGCCGCATATTGCTTGCTGGATGCGCCCAGCGCTTCAATGGACCGAGCGGTGACCTCGCCAGCCTTCACCAGCGCCGTCGTCTCCGAGACCGCATAGGCGCGCAGCGAGGCGACCTCGACCGACAGCGCCAGCCGGTTCGATGCCTCGGTCCGCAGCCCGTCATCCATGCGGGTGGTCAATTCCTGCCGCGCCTGCGTGACCTGATCGAACTGGCGGCGATCGGCGGCATCGGCCGCCAGCAGCCCCTGCAAAGCGCCCTGCGCCGCGTCGGCCGCCACCGACCGGGCCTGTCGAATGGTGACGGTCAACCCGACCGTGTCGCCATCGATCAACAGTTTCTGTTCGATCGCCTGGACCGTCTTTTCCAGCCCCTCGAAAGTCGTTTTTTCGACTCGGTTCGTGATCGCGGTGTTTGCCGCGTCAATATTCTCCTCCGCCGTCTTCACCCGGCCGCCGATCCTGGTGACCTCCGTGACGTCGGCTTTGGAGGTGATCAGCCCGGCAAAGCCATCGACAAGGATTTCGGCATTCGCGACCCGCTTGAGGATAGGCTCCAGTTCAGCCACCTGCTTGGGATCGAGCGCCGCCTTGATGATTTGCTCGTCGACGTAGTCGGTGCTCGCTTTCTGGCTGATCTGGCCCTTCTGCGCATTCAGTTCGATCTCGGCTTTCGTGGTCCGGTTCGCGATCTGGTCGAGGGCGTGAAAGCGCACGATGCCGGAGTCCGCATCGACGGTGATACCGGCGTCACGCATGACCCGGCGGGTGTGACCCGCCTCGGCCAGCAGGCGCAGCGTCGCCTCGCTCAACTTGCCCGCGTCGCGGTTAAGCTGGCGCTGGCTCGCCTCGATGTCGATGCGGGCGGTGTCGAGGATCGCCAGCTCGTCCGCGTGGTCGACCTGGACCAGCGCGATCGCCGACACCGCAGTTTTGATCGGCTCGATCTGCTCGATCTGCTGGATCACGATCTCGACGGGCTTGTCGCCAACCATCGTCCCAGGAGGAGCACCGACCGTGGCGTTGTCCTCTGGTCGGGTCCCGTCATCGTCAGCCACGCTGGACCAGTTGGCGGTCGTGCCTGCATCGGCGATGCCCTGAACAACAGGCCAGAGGCTGGGATCGTAACTGGTTGGCGCGGCAGCCGTGATTGCAGCGGCCTCGTTCGAATAGGCCGCATAAATGTCCGGATGCTCCTCGCGCAACATCATAGGCACGGTCCCGTCCACCTGGGTCGCGGTGTCGGCAATGCGAAAGAGCTTCCGGTCCCAGCCGAGCGGCAAGAACGACAGCCGGATGACATCGCCCTTCTGGTATTTCCAGGCAGTCGCCTGGAAAATAGCGGTGAAGGTGCCGCCATATTGCGCGCGGCCAAGGCGGAGCTTGAACAGCCTCTGGCCCTGGCCCGCCGACTGCACCAGCGCGAGGTTCACGGTCTGCGGCCGGTCTATGCCATCAGGGCTCGGGATCCTTACCTCGGGCAGGTCGACCAGTTGGTACAGCGAATTTGCCGAGGGATCGGTGTAGCCGCCGCGCACGATGTTGATCGAGTCGGTCAGCGGCGGGGTCTGCAACCAGGTGAACTCGCCCAGGACGTCAGCGGTCGTCAGGTCGCCGATCGGCGCGGCCAGATCATTGTGCAGGACGGTCACGCGGATCTTGCCGTCCGCATCGTCCAGCACCGCATTCATCGCGGCCTTGTAATTGTCGAGCACCAGGCCGGGATCGTCGCCCTCGCTATAAATCCCATCGGCACGGTATCGCGGCTCGATCGTGCCGTCGGCCCGGGTAACGGGCTCATCGCAAAGGTTCGCGGCGGTGATGAAGCTCTGCAGGTCGATGCGCGAGGCCGGGATACCCTTGCCCACGGCCAATTTCCATTCGCCCGTCACCGGGTTCTGGATGCGCCAGCCCAGCAGGAAGAACAGCAGGCCCAGCGCTGGATTTCGGCAGGCGCTGTTGCTCCAAGCCCAGGTACGCTGATCGTCGGCGCGCATCGGGCCCGACCCGCCGGGGACGGTGGAGTCGAGGCGCGGATCATAGAACAGCGCGCCGTCGCCGACGATCGTCACCCGCGATGGGATGGACGATGCGAACGGGCTCTCCGCCTTCTTCCCGTTGCCGGTCAGCTTGTACCGCAGGTACACATAGGCCAGGCCGGTATAGCGCCGGGTGTTGCCCATACGCGGGCCGATATTGATCGCGTTCGCGGCCGAGCCTTCCAGCACCGGCGTGACATCGAGATAGCCGATATAGGGGCCCTGAACCCCGCCGGTCGCCGTCCATGCCAGCTTATCGTCGAACCAGATCTCGCGGATCGCCTGACACCGGTGGCTGGCGCAAACGACGAAGCGGTGCAGGATGCTCTGATCAGCCGACCATTCCTGATCGCGCAGATCCGTCGCCATTGCTGTCGAGCCGACGACCGTCTTGCGAAACGCCCGCACATCCATGGACACGGTCAGTCGATTGGCGTTCGCCTCGCTCGTCGATGGTGCCTTCGGCTTCGGAGAAAGCAGCGAACCGGCGGTGTTCAGCGCGGCGCTGACCGCGATCAGCCCGCCGACCGTCAGACTGCCGACGCCGAATCCTGCGGACATGATAAAGCTGAGCGATGCACCGGCCGCCAGGCCGCCGGTGATGATCGCGAGGCCAGCGACTGCCACGACGGCCCCGGCAATCTTGAGCGCTTTTGCCATCAGCCGACACTCCAGCAGTGCGACCATTCGGCGCGGGGGAGGCGGACCAGGCCCGCCGCGCCGTCGACGTCCTCGCCGACGAAGATGGCATCGGCCCCGATGCACACGCCGACCATCCCATCGACCATGACCAGGTCACCACGCCGGGCGTGGCCGACCGGTCGCTCGGCAAAGTCCGCGGATATCGTGTCGGCCAGCGATCCCGCCCCATAGCGGCGAAGCGCCCGAACAGATCCGACCGCCGTCGTGTAGCGGCCGCGATACGCAGCTGCCGGATCGATGCCGGTCATCGCCGCAACGGCACCGGCCGCGAACAATGCGCAGTCCAGCTCGCCCCAGGCGAAGACGGCCCCTTCCAGTCCCGCCAGATAGGCGTGCAGACGGGCTTCCCAGTCAGGTAGCCGGATCATAGCGCCTCCATCCGGTTGGACATTCCACCCCCGCCAGCGGGGACCTGTGTCGGGGTGTTGCTGACGAGCGGGCTGCCGCTCATGCCGTTCGCGACGGCGATCGCCGCGCGGGCCGACTGGTCGCCCGGGTCGAAAGTGTCCTGGTCGAGATAGGTCCGGCCGGACGCCTTGCTAAAGGCAGCGAGATAGCTCTCGATCGTGAGGTTGATCGTCTGGCTTTCCGGCGATCCGCCGATCGCCAGGGACGTCATCCACCCGGTGTAATAGTGCTGCGCCGCGCCGCGCTGGTTGCCGTTCTCGTCGCGGATCATCCGCCATAGGCGCGCCGTACGCCCCTGCCAGTTGGCCTTGTTGCCGATGATGTTCAGCAGGTCTGCATCGAGCGCGACGATGCCCGACAGCTTGGCCGTGACGGCATCGGCACCGCCATCCTTGTTGCGGACAGGCCCGATATCGACGACCGTCGGATCGATCCCGTCGAAGGTAAACCCGTCCAGATCGATGTCGCCGGTACCGGAAAAGCTAAAGCTGCGCCCGGCGGTACAGGCGCGCAGCGGATCCCCGACGATGTCGAGGTAGCAGAAGAAGACCGGGCGGATGACCGCTGCATCAAGCGCAGCAGTGGCTTCAGCATCGGGACGGCTCACCGCCGCTCCTCCGCCGTCACCGCAAACTGATACATCTGGCCAGGCTCAACGTCCCAGCCGGGCGGCTCGCTGGTCAGCGCGACCATGGCGTACGGCCGCTGGATCTCGACCGCCGCGCCAGCCGCCGGCACCTCCCCCAGCTCGGGACCAAAGACCGCCGTCGCTAGGCCCTGGCCATTGGTCACCAAGTCCTGGGTCAGGCAAACAAGGCGGCGGTGGCCGCTGGGCAGGAACACGGTCATCAGGTCGCCGGTGACCAATACCGTTTGGTTTGCTGGCAAGCCCTGGAGTGGGCAGCTGTTGCCGCTGCCCGCGCCAGACCGCACAACGGGGTTCGCTGCGCTGGTCTGGCGGGCGCTCTCGATCGCGACGATCGGGAAGCGGTGCACCGGGCCGTTAAGGCTGACGAAGAAACCGCGCCACCGCTTCGCGCGGTCCTCGCCGACCAGCACGCGGAAATTCCCGCTAACTGTCCAGAATTGGGCCCCGGGCAAACCGATGGTTTTGGTGGTGCCGGTCCAACCGGACCGATTGACCTGGGCGGCGAACGGCAGACGCCACTTCACGTTCTTCAGCGGAAGGTCCGCTGGTGGCATGATCAGGGCCATGGCAGTCCTAGAGGCTGGGGCGCTTGAGGATCGCGACCGTGGCGGACGCCGACGCCTCGACGAGCTGCGGCGCGGCGGACTTCACGACCTGGACCGCGACACCGGCCGCGCGGTTATCGATGCGGGCGTCCAGGTCCTCGCTGAGGCTCACCGAGACGGTGATATTGCCAGACGCCCCGCCCAGCGACGGGCTGGCGAGGGCCGACAGCGTGGGTGCGCGGGTCGGAATGATGCTCGATGGTGCCGACGCCCCCGACAGCGAACCGCCGGTGGCGAAGCGCGGCAAACGACGACCATTGATCGCGGCCATGACGTCCGCACCGTAATAGTTGACGGCCTGCTCGTTCATGATGAACTCGCGGTTCGACAGCCGCACCGCGCCGCCGCCAGGGCCGCTTAGGAGTGCAAGGATGCTATCCGACCGTCCGGTGCCTGGCCCGCTGATCAAGCCCCCCAGCGACCCGCCACTGGCACGACCCGGGATCGATGACAGCGACCCGCCGTTCGCAAAGCCGAAAAGGCCAGAGCCCCCGCCGATCGCCGAGATGATGGCCTTCTGAACGCCGATCCGGACCAGGTCCGCGATGATGCTCTGCGCCATCTTCTTAAAGGCCGAGCCGACATCTTCGGTCCCACTGATGATGCTCGCCAGACCGCTTTCCAGCGACTCCAGGCCATTGGCCTCGACGCTTTGCAGCGCCTCGTTCATGTCGCCGGTCGCGGCCTGAAGACGCTGGCGATACTGATCGAGCGGCCCCGCATTCTGACGGTCTACGTTCTTCTCGTCTGCCGCCTGAAGGTCCCCCAGCATCGCCTTGCGGCGACGGGCGATTTCCTTTTCGGCCTCGGTCGTATCGCGGGAGGCGATGACGCCTTCCAGCTTCGCGCGCTCTTCCTCGTATTGGATATCGAGGATCCGGCGCTCCAGGTCGCGGCGATCCGACGCGGATGTGACCAGATTGCTCTGGGCCTTCAGCAGATCCGCTTCGTTCGACCGATTGGCACTGGCCAGCGCCAGCGCCTCGTCCGCGATCCGCTGACGCTCGCGCGCGTCAACCACTTGGCCCTCAAGCGCGGCGCGCTGGTCGTTCAACGTCTGCAACGCCTTCAGGCGCTGCTGGCCGGTGTCGCCGGTCCCCAGGCCGCCCTGCTTGGCCTGCTGCGCCAATTCCTCGTTACGGCTCTGCCGCTCTGCCTCGATCCGCCCCTTCTCGATCGCGGCGCGTTCGATTGCGGAGTTGGTCAGATCCGCGCGCGCGGCCGCGATGTCGTTGTTCGCCTGGCGCTCGGCCGCCGCGTAAGCACGGGTGTCGGCCGCAGCGTCCCGGACTTCCGCTGCCTGACGCTTCGACGCAGCAAGGGCTTCGCGATCCGCCTTATTGCGCGCGGTCCGCCCGGTACGAGCATCACGATCGCCCTGCGCACCGGCGGAGGCCCCCCGAAACGACGCGGCGTCGCTGCTCGCCGCCTCGGAGGCCGCCTGCGCTGACAGGCCGTCTTTCCGATACTTCTTGTACTGGGTCAGCTCAAACTTCTGGGCTTCCAGCGCATCGACCTGCGACCGAATGCCGCGCTCGCGGGCAACGACCAGATCCCGCGTGACCCGTGCCAGATCCCCGTCGACGTCCCGGCCGCCGACGCGATCGCTTTCCTTGATGCGCCCCGCCAGCGGGAGGTTCGCCGCCTGTTGCGCCAGCCGGTAATTGGACTGCTGAAGCGCGCGATTTTCCGCGATGATTCGGGCGTCGTCGGCATTGGCTTTCCGGTCGGCCGGGGAAAGGCTGCCCGTGCCGCCAACCGACATCGCCGACCCGCCGGATACACCCGTGATGGTCGGACGGCGCGAGTTGATGCGGGCCTGCGCCTCGTTGGCGCGCCGTTCGGCCTCCACCGACTTGGAGGCAAAGTCCAGGACCTGCTCATTGCGCCGCGCGACGGCCAGCTGGCGGAGCTTTTCTGCGGCTTCACCGACGGCACCGGCAAAAGTCAGCATCTTGCCCGTCGACGTCGCGGCGCTCGCCCCGGCCTGGGCCAGGCCGGAGGCCGCCGAAACTCCCGCCTGGGCCATGATGCGCAAGTCGTTGTTCAGCGTTACGCTCGCGGCCGAGGTGTCGCGCATGGCGTCGGCGGTCGCGCGATTGCGCGCCTCAGCGGCTTGAAGCGAGGAGCGGTATAGCAGCACCGCACCCACCAGCGCGCCGATCGTCAGGACCGCAGCGCCACCAGCGACCGACCCGCCGATCAGCGTCAGCCCGCCAGCGAACAGTTTCGATGCTGCGGCCGACGCGCGGCTGGCGATCGTCAACTCGGCTGCCGCCGCCGTCGACGCGGCTGATGCCGCAGCCGCCCGGCCCTGGGCGGCTGCAAGCGCATTTTCCAGCTCGATCAGCTGAACATCGACGGCGGCCAGCGCGCGCTTCGCCACCAGCTGCGCTTTCAGGTCAGCTTGGACACGCGCGGCGTCGGCCGACGTGACCGCCCGGCCGAGGCCGAAGTTCAATTTCGCATTGAACGCCTGCTGCTCGGCAGCCTTCAGCGATTCGACGCGCTGTGCCTCGATCAGCGCCAGCGTCTGGCCGATCGCGGCCTGGTCCTGTCGGCGCGCGGCGATCGTCGCCTCGATCGCGGCAACCTCCGTGCGCGAGGACGCGGCCGTCGCTTCGGCCTTCTGCGCTGCCGCCACCTTGCCGCCCAGCAAAACGACCTTCTCGGCATCGAGGGCCTTGGTCAATAGCAGGACTTCGGCCGCGACCGCAGCGACCGGGCCGGTGACGAACCGCGCCGTCAGCCCCGCACCGACGATCGCCAGCGCCGGGACCAGCGTGTCCAGGTTCGCCGAGATACTGACGATCGCGGCGGAAAGGCGTGCCGTCGCGCTCAGACCGGCGTCGGTCTCGCCAATGTATTTGCCCAGCGCATTGTTGAGGATCGTCAGCGACGCGCCGATCGTCAGGTTCGCCTTCGCCGCCTGCGTCTCCAGATCCGCCGATCCCTTCAGGAAGGCACGGAAAAAGTCGGTGTTGGAAACCTTGCCGTCGTTGACCAGCTGCTTGAGCTTCGACACGGACCCGCCCGCCTCGTCGATGTTCTTGGCGACGGCCTGCAGGATGGGGCGTGCGCCATCGGCCACCGAGTTGAACTCTTCGGCCTGGACGCGCGAACTGCCGAGCAGCTGGCCGAGCTGCTGCAGCGCGCCGCTCGCCTCCTGCGTCGATCCGCCCTGAACGCGCAGCGCGGCCGACACGCCGCTGGTGAAGCGGAGCAGGTCCGCATTCGAAGCGCCCAGCTCCTTGGCGGCGGTCGCGGCCTTCCCATACAGGGTGCCGACCGACTCCAACTCGACGCCGTTGCGCTGGGCCACCACGTAAAGGTCGTTCTGCGTCTTGGCGAGCTGAACGCCCTCCAGCCCCGCGACCTTCAGCTGGTTGGTGTATCGGGTGTAGCTGTCCGCGTAATCCTTCACGCGATCGGCCGAAAACGCTGCCGCCAGGCCTGACGCGGAGCCTAGCAAGGCGGCCTTGATCCCGCTGGTCGATGCGCGGATGCGGGTTTCGGTCTGCTCGACGGCCGTGCCGATCGTCGCGATCTGGCGGCGCGCGGAGTTGATCGACGTCTGCATGCCTGCCAGCGGACGGCCAAATTCGCCAAAGCGGCGATCGGTGGCGTCGAGGCGGCGCTGCGTCTCGGAGGTGAAGCGGTCCACCTGCGCCTGACCGGCGCTCAGGTTTCGCCGCAGCAGCTCCACCGAGGCGTCCACCTGGAGGAGGAGCGTCTTGACGTCGGTCGCATCCGCCATCGCCTCACTCCTCGCTCGATTTGTTCATGGATTTCCAGACCTCGAATGCGGCCCAGAACTCATGCGGTGTGGATGACCAGAATTGCGCGGCGGGCCAGCCCAGGGCGGCCGACGCGATGCCCGCTAGTCGGCGACGGGGATCTCGGGGGTCATCATCCCCGTCGCCTTCAGTTCCCCCGACGGGAGGCACCCGCCAGTGGCAGCGAGACCGAGGACGATCGCGACGCGCGGCTGCACCGCCATCACACCGACCGGAAATAGCAGCTCGCCGATGGTATCAACATTGGCCGACTTGGCGACGGTGACGCGCGATCGGTCGGTGGCCGACGCATATTCGTCTAGATCCTGCTCGCGGCCCCACGCGCGCACCAGCTCGGTCACGACGATCGCCTGCGCCTCCTGTGTGAGGGCACCCTGCTCGGCGAGCTGGGTCAGCTGCAGCAGCGCCATGCCGGTCTTCTTCTCCATGGCGATGACCGCCGTATAAGACGGGCGGAGTACGAAGCTCCGCCCGTCCAGGACCAGGTCAACCTCGCCGCGAACCGCGTTCGCGTCGTCCATGTTTAGGCCAGCTTGTCGGTGGTCGGAGCCGCAGCGGCCGAGAACTCGATCTTCGCCTTCACGGCTTCGTTCTGGCCGAAATCACTCGAGGCAATGTTACCATAGACCGACCCGGCGAAGACGACATCGGCAGCGGCGCCGGTCAGGCCGCCCTTGCGGATCTGGACGTTGAACGGAGCGGCCGGGGATGCATTGCACAGCGTTTCGAGCCGTTCGTAGCCATTGGCGTCCGGAAGGTTGGGGCTCGTATCGAGCGAGATTTTTAGCGACTTCAGGCCCGGTGCCGAGGTGCCATACCCTGCATCGTCCTTGGTGGTCGTGTCGATCGAACCCGCGTCACGCGAAATCGAAAGGCTCTGCTGGCCCTTAACGAGATTGAAGGTGCCTGCGGTCGCGCTCTCGACCCACAGCAGGTAATCGTTACCAAGCTTCTTCGCCATCGTGCTTCTCCCATACGAAAAGCCCCGCTGGCGAGGCGGGGCGAGGGTTTATGAAAAGGGTGGGATGTTCAGCTGTCGCTGAAGGCCAGGATCGTCAGGATCGTGGTGCCGATGTATCCGGAGCCGTCGCCCGCCAGCTCGGCTGCGCTGCTCGCGATCGAATAGTGCAGGTTCCAGCCCGGCTGCTTGAAAGATGACCCGGCGAGCAACGCCTCGATCTGATCCTGGATGTCGGAACAGGGACGGCGCTCATCGCCCTCGGTCAGCACGATGATCGTCAGGGTGATGCGGCGATCGGGATCGTCGGCGCGGCCGAAAGGCACGCTCAGCATATCCCCGATGATAACGACCGGCAGCGGTTGGTCGTCGGGCACGTCCTGGAAGACCGGCGCGCCCTTGATCCCGCTATTCAGCACGACATAGCTATTCGTCTCGACGGCCGCCGTAGCGCTAGTCATTGCGACCACCGCCGATCCGCTTCAGCGCGCGATCGAACACCCGATTGGCGCGCTGGTTGATCATGTCGCGCAGCTCGCGATAGCGGCCGGATACGAAGTGGTCGCCCTTCAGCCCCCGGACCCGCATCTGGTAGACCGACACCAGGTGTGCAGACTTGGTGTTGTTGCCGCCGTGACGCAGGTGCGCCGTTTCCTTGGCGCGGGCCCCGCGCTTGTAGCGGCGAACCGTGACGGTCTGTGCCTTCCGGCCCTTGTCCAGGATGAAGCCGTAAAACAGCTTGGCCCGACCGCGCGGCGTGCCCAGCAGGCCGATCTGCAAGCGCAACGTCTTGGGCAGAACCTTGTATTTCACCCCGCCGACCAACCGGCCGCTGCGACGTCGCGCCCGGGCTTGCATCGCGGCGCGGATGCGCTGGCCCCCGTCCTCGAGGACGGAGATGATCTCGGCTGACACGGCCTCGGGCAACTGCTTGAGGCGACGACGCAGCGCCCGCGCGCCCTTGACGGTGCTCATCGGCCGTTCGCTCCACTTTCGCAGGTCAGCACCAGCCCGTCGCCCGCCTCATTTGGCGCTGCGGCGGTGATGTTCATGACGATCGCACCCCAGACCAGGCGCAGCTTCGGCGTCACGTCGTCACGGTACCGGATCGTGACGCGCCACAGCTGCACCGCCCGCTCGATGTTCTCGCGCACCGCCTCCTGCCCGCGCAGGGCGATGATTTCGGCCCAGGGCTTGGCGATGTCCGCCCAGCCATCCGTCGCCGGGTTCGGTTTGCGGCCACCGGTGCCATTGTCGATGGTATCCGGCCGCTGGAGTCGCACCTGGTGCTTCAACCGCCGGGAGTCGAGTGCGCTCATGCGTAGATCCGATCGTTGACCAGCAGCGGCTCGATATCGACCTGTCGATCGTCGAACCGGCTGCGGATCAGCACGAAAAGCGCCAGGCGAAGATTTGCCGGGACGGCAGACGGGTCGGCCCCATATCCGACATTCAGGTCGACCAGGATCGGGCCCGACACGGTACGCGGCAGACGGTAGCCTGGCACCGCGGCGATTCCGCGTTCCAGGCCAAGGCCGGTCAGATACACCGAAGCGGGATCGATCGTGGTGGTCGCGCCAGGCGTGCCATAGGCGACGGCCCTGATGCTCTTGACCGGGCCGACCGGCAGCTGGTCCAACTCGTCGAAGCTGTCGGCCTGAAGGCGCACGACCTGGTCGAGAAGCCGCTGGCCGGTAATCCGCTCCAAATCCTCCCGCGCCGCCTGGATCAGCAGCGAGACGTCATCATCCTGGGCGCTGCCATCGATACGAAGGAAGCGCTTTGCCGCCTCCAGGTCCACCGGCTCTCTCGTCGGTGCGACTATGGTGACGGTTGAGCCGATCATATCAGGCCGAGACCGCGAAATCGGCGTCGACCAGGCGCTGCGCCTCGTCGGCATCGATGTCGGTGCCGATCGTCAGCGCCTGACCACGAACTCGCGTCACGGTGGGGCCTTCCTGGCCTACCAGCATCCGGATCGCGACCAGTTGGTCTACCGCAGGCGAATTGTCCGCCGTCGACGCGCTGTCGGTTGCGGGCCGGGTATTGGCCGTTGACGCACCGTCGGTCGCGGGCGGGGTGTCAGCCGTCGACGCGCCGTCGGTCGCGGGCGGGGTATCCGCCGTCGACGTGCCATCGGTCGCGGGCGAGGTATCAGCCGTCGACGCGCCATCGGTCGCGGGCGGGGTATCGGCTGTCGACGCGCCGTCGGTCGCGGGCGGGGTATCGGCCGTCGACGCGCCGTCGGTCGCGGGCGGGGTATCGGCCGTCGACGCGCCGTCGGTCGCGGTATCGATCTTCGCGACCCGTGAAGTCTTTGCGATAGGGGATTTTGCCATGGTGGGGGCTCCTTTGCGAGTGGCAGGCGAACCTGCCGCTGGCAGAAGAGGCGGGCTATGTGGGGCCCGCCTCCCTGGACGATCACGCGTGCTTCAGGTGCTTCACGGCGTTCGCGTCGACCAGATTGCCGTCGTACCGGATCAGCCCGGCCATCCCGACCTTCGGCCAGAAGCGTTCGCGCACGGTGCCGATCAGCGGCGAACCGACCTTGCGCACGGTGTAGGCGCTCAGATCGCCGAAGATGACCGAGCGATTGCCCGTTCCGATCGTCGGAACGTCGTCATTCACCGCATAGGGCTTGCCCAGCAGCACGTCGGGGGCACTCGCGCGAACGTCGCCCATCTGCCACAGGAAGTTGCCCTGGCCGTCCTTCAGCTTGCGCGCAGCAGCCAAGGTGGTGTCGGCGAACATCCACCGACAGAACGGACTGCGACGATAGGCCTGGTTGACCGAGTGCTGCAGGTCAATCAGCTCCTCGGCCGCCAGCGCGGCAGCGGAGGCCGCCTGCTTGCCAAGCGCCGACGCCACGACAATTCCCTTCGGTCCGCCCTGGCCGGTGCCTACGGTCAGCTTGCCGTTTGCACCCCGACCGAGGCGCTGGCCGAGCTTCTTTGCGATGAACTGCTCGACGTTGAACTGGCTATCCTGGAGCAGTTCGAAGCTGATCTTCAACCACGGGGTGGCGAAGACATAGGCGCTGAGCGTGGCCTGGCCAAATGCCAGATCGCCCGAGCCATCGTCGACCACATCCGCGCCCTCGTTCAACGGCGCGGAAGTATTGCCCGTGTCGTCGTTGGTCGGAATGTCATACGGATTACCCGAGCTGGTGGTCATTTCGTCGGTGATGCCCGGATCATACATCGGGCCCCAATCACGCATGACCTCGACAATCCGATTGGCGAGGGTGCGCGGGACGGTGAAGCCGCCCGCTGCCGGGGTCCCGACGGTCTGGGTACGGTTCTCGACATAGCCGCGACGAAGCATGGTGCGCTGTTCGTTCGAGAGCGCGCTGACGTCACCGCCCTCGGCCATCAGCGCATAGAAGGCATCGCGATACTCGGTATGGACGCGATCGGGGTCGTTCGCGTCGCCGCCCTCGTTGCCATCATGACCGCGAACTTCGAGATTTTCGCCGGTCGGGCGCAAACGCGCACGGCGCTCCTCCTGGCTGCGTTCCGCCGCAGCGACACGCTCCTCGCGCGCGATGTTGCGGTCGAGCACATCCAGCTCGCCCATGATGGTGTCGTGGCGCGCCTCCAATTCGGCGGTGCGGGCGTCGTCGGTGTTCGCGGTGATCTCGTTCAGCGCGGCGCGCGCCTGCGTGACGAGGGTCCCGCGCTGCTCGTGCAGCTGGGTCAGCATAACCATGGTGGTCTCCGGGCTTCAGGGGGATAGGCGTCGGTTTGAAGCGCCGACGTGCGCCTCGGGCTGGGCCCGGTGACTAGATGCCGCGCTCGATCTGCTCCTGGCGGATCCGGCGGGCGGCGAGGCGGGCACCGGCACCCGCCCGGTTGTGATCGCGGCGCTCGTCGCGGATCCGCTCGAGGCTGCGAAGCGCCACCTCCGTATCGCGGTAGGCAGGATAGGCCGTGTAGGTGATCTCGAAGAGCATCGCCTCCAGGATCGTGCGCTCGGTCACATCCTTGGTTTCGTCCCATTCCGATCGTACCGAAACGAAGCCGATCGACATGCCAGCGATGTCGCCGCGATCGAGCTGGACGATCAAGTCGCGGCCGTCATTCGTGTCGGGGAGCGGATTTTCGAAAGCCAGACCCTTCGCATCCTCCCGTAGGATCAGCGTGCCCGCGCCCAGGCGGCCGACGACGCGGCCGCTGTCGTGGCTGTGCAGGGCCAGCACGTCGCGCTCCTGTAGCGAGGCGGTGAATGCGCCCGGGGCGATACGCTCGCGCCACATGCCGCCGATATCGGTCCAGGTGTCGAACAGCGCCGCATAGCCGACGCCGGTCCGTACCGAACCCTCGGTCGCCGCGCGCAGCTCCAGCGGGGTGATGATCGCGCGGGTTTCGCGGCCGTCAATCTTCGGCGTGGGCATCGTTCTTATCCTCGGTTTCGTCGGCGTCCGGCTCGACATCGTCGATCGGCGGGCCGCCATTGTGGCCGATCGGTGCGGAGCCGAGCGGGACGGTCGCGCCCTGGATATACAAGCGGGCACCGGCGCCGGTCGGATCGGGCGGCCGGTTCTCCAACGCACGCGCCTCGTCTGGCATCAGCTGACCCGTCTGGATGGCGCGGGCCAGGCCCTCGATGCGCGATTTGAAATCGCCGCGCTGCAAGCCGTCGAGGTTGTGCTTCACCTCGCGGGCACGTCGGCGCTGGCCGAACAGCTTAAGGTTCAGCTCCTGCTCGAAGATGACCGCCCAGTGCACGACCAGGTGCTTTACGAGTTGCAGATCCTGCTGCTCGGTATTGGCGAAGGTGCCCTTCGACAGATCCTGAAGGAAGACCGGCGGCAGGCCGTACAGCCGCGCAATCTCCTGGATCTGGAACAACCGGGCCTCGGTCATCTGGCCCTTGGCCGGATCGATACCGACGGCCTTCAAGGAGTGGCCGGGCGGCATCCCGAAAAAGGCGCGGCCGGATTTGCGGGCCAGCTCGATCGCGCGCTGGATCTGCTCGGTCGCGCGGCGGAAAGCGTCATTGCCTTGCGGCAGCGGCCCTTCCAGCGCCATCGGTGGGATTCCGCCACCGGCGAAAAAACCCGCAGCGAAGTTGTTCATGGCGATGGCCAGGCCGATCGCCTTGCGACCCATGTGGATCGGACCATAGGCGCTGAGCTGATTGCTCCGAATGCCGAAGGTCACATCGATGACGTCGGTCGCCGGATACTCGTTGGTCCCGCACCGATAATATTTCCGGCCATTGCGGCGCACGACGGTGGTCGCTGTCGGGTCCATCGGCCAGATCGCAACTGGCTTGACGCCGTTGCGCTCGATCCATGAAACGCCCCGGCCGCCGGTGAAGACGCCGTGCCACATATACCGACGCCAGTTGGCGCTGGTCCATTCGGGGTTCGGTGCCTCGTTGAGCAGCATCTGCAGCTCGCCGTCGACCCGCTCCGCTTTGCCAGCGGCATCGCGAAACGCATGCAGCGGCAGGGTCGCCATCATCCGCTCGAGGAAGTTGACGGCATCGAACACCGCCGGGACCTCCAGCGCACTCTCCACCGTCACCTGCGGCAGCTCGACGGCTCCGTTGGCGATGCCGAGGAACTGCGACCATTCCTCCCAGCTGGCGGACGAAGCGATGGTGTCGGGGCGCTCGAACGACCGCTCCTCGCGATCGCGGCCGAAGGGCCACAGCTTCATTCTTCGCCCACCATGTTAAATTCGGGGTCATCCCAGGGGGAAGTCGCCATTGGTTCTTCCTCCTTGGACAGAGCGACGGCCAAGGCGGCGATCAGCGCCACCGGGTTGTCGATCTTCGCCTCGGCTCGAGGCTTGCGGGGATAGACGTTGTCCTTGCCGTCCATCTGGGCGACGACGTTGGCGACCTGCCATTCCATGACCGGGCAACCCGCGTGCCGGATCAGTCCGCCCTTCATGAAGGCGTCGAGCTGCTTCATCGGATCGGAGAAATTCAGCACGTTCGGCCGGACTTCCAAGACCGGTGCACCCTGCTTGACCAGGTGATTGATCAGCATGGTCGCCTGGGCCGGGTCGTAAGCGACCGTCTCGACGTCGAACATATCCCGCGCCTCGGCGATCGCGATCGCGATCTCGTCGAAGTCGGTGATGTCGCCCTCGTTGACGTCCAGCAGCTGCTGAGCGTCCCAGGCCTGGTACGTGCTGACGTCCTCCACTGCCTTGGTCGGCAGGAAGTACCGGCCGAGGCGGATGAACGGATCGCCTTTGGTCGGTCGGTCGCCGATCGGCGGGAAAAGATATTCGATCGCGGCGATATCGACCTTCGACGCCAGATCGAGGCTCAGGATGCAGCGACGGCCGCGAAGCGTCTCCAGCTTGGCCGCGTCGGCGAACAGGACCGGGATCGCCGGGTCCGCGCATCGCCGCCAGGCCTCGATGTCGAAAAAGGCAGCCTTGGCCGCAACCCAAAGGTTGAGGTGCTTGGTCTTGAAAATGGCCCGCTTGCGCGGGGTCGAAATGGCATCACGCTGCCGCGACAGCAGATATTCGAGGCCGACCGAAATGCCGACGTTCGGATTGGCTTTCCGGAGCGCCGCCTCGCTCCGCCAGTCGTCATCCTCGTCGATCGAATATTCGACGAAGAAGGTATCGTCCTCGATCGGCGGCCCGCCGTTGTGCCCGATGCCCGCAAGCCGCTCGCGCTGCTCCAGGATCATCGCATAGCAGGGGCCGCCCAGGTTCTCCCCGGCGGTCGTGATCAGCAGCTGAAGCGGCTGGTCGCGCGCGCCCATGCCGGTGATCATCGTGTCGACCTGGGCGTCGTCCGCGTGCTCGTGATACTCGTCGTGGATCGAGCAGCTGGGCGACTGGCCGTCACCGGGGTCGCCGATGATGGTCTCCATCCGAGACCCGTCGTCTGGACGAAGCAGCTGCTTGGCCAGCAGCTGTATCCCGAACTTCTCCTTCAGCGCCGGGAGTTTCGACACCATCAGGCGGGCGGGTCGGAACACCTCCCAAGCCTGCTTCTCGTTGGTCGCGCCCGAATAGACCTCGGCACCGTATTCATCGTCGGCGCAGAGCATGTAGAGCGCCAGACCGGATGCGACCGCAGACTTGCCGTTTTTCCGGGGTACGACGAGCAGCCACCGGCGGAACCGCCGCGTACCCGCCTGCGTCCCGGACTTATGCAACCATCCGAAGACGACGCAGAAATTCCAGATCTGCCACGGCTCGAGGATCAGGCGCTTCTTTTGGCGCGCCCAGATACCCTTGGTATGGGGCAACCGTTCGATGAACCGACACGGCCGCGCCGCCTTCGCCTCGTCGAAGCGATACGGGAAATCATCAGACGCGCTGCGCACCAGATCGCTGAGAAAGCGCTGGCATTGCAGTCGAATCTGTTTTCCCGCCGGAACGCGACCGGAAACGACGTCCGCCGCATACTGGCGTGCGATCGCAGGATAGTCCCGCGCTGGCAGCCCTGGAGCTGTCGACACCCTAGAAGTCGTCGAACTCGCCCGGCCCGTCCTTCTTCCCGCCGCCAAGTTTCATGGCGGCCGAGGGGCTGAGCATCAAATCCCCCAGCAGGGACTGAGCGTGACGCATGGCCTCGGACAGCATCGCGACTTCCGGCCGCGCCCGAATCATCTCCGTCGTGACCTGCTTGCCGTCGACTTTACGGATCGTCGTGCTGGTGCAGGTGTCACCGGCGCTTTCCAAGACAGCCTGAAACCGTTGAACCTGCTCAAGGCGCTGGGCCAGCAGGGCAACGATCTGGGCCCATTGCGGTTCGGCACGCCCCTGCGCTTCGAGCATCGCCGCGATGTCCGCGAATAGCAGCTGCGCCAGGCTCGACAGGTGAATCGGCGGAATCATCTGCGGTGTCGCGCCAGGCACAGGGATTTGCTGCTGCTGGGCGGCCGATAGCGTCAGGGCCACCGGCTTCGGTTTCCGGCCGGAATTTGGTCGCGATCCTCCACTCGCCATAGGCCACCTCCGGGGGGATCATTTTGGTTTTGAAATCGCCCGCGCGAGAATTTGGTTAGCCATCGGTGTCCTGGGGGAGACGATCGGAGCTTTCGACCCTCCCCCCCGGTCAGTCGACGTCGGGGCGCGATCGGCGGGCTGAAGCGCGCTCAGCGGCCGATTTTTTTGCATGACACGGGGAACATAGCGCCTGCTTGTTGTCCCGGGTGTCAGTACCACCTTCGCTGAGCGGCCGGATGTGGTCGACCTCGTCCGATCCGACCTCGTTGCCTGCCTTCAGACAGGCGCGGCAGAATGGTTCTTCAGCGAGCACCTGAGCGCGATCGCGCTGGCCTGCGCGGCCCCGCTTACGCTTGTCCTTGCGGTAGGGCGAAGGCTCCCACGCCTTGCGTGGCGCGGGCTGGCGACCGAAGCGAGGGGGCTGCATGGGCATCGAGGATCAGGCGGAGGCCATGTCGAGTGACACCGCACTCCACGCTGCATCGGGCTGGGCCCGGTCGTAGAAGCGCATGTAAGTCCGCGACCCGACGATCCGCATCGAATCACGGATGGCGTCCATCGCCCGCTTCCAGCGCTCGTTCTTGGTCTCGACGCGCAGCAGCATGAACAGCGCGCCCCGGTTGATCTGACCCTGCTGGTCGACCTGAAAGACGCGGCTGACCAGGGCCCGCATCTCATCGGCGCTACCCTCCGACCATTGCGTCAAGCATTCGTCGATCAGGGTTTTCGCCGCCTGAAGCTCGGGCCCGAACTCGAGCAGGTCCGAAACCTGCACCTGCACCTTGCCACACCCGTCGAACGTCAGCAGCGTCAGGTTGCCCTTCTTCCCGCCGACCGTGGCGTCGTACTCCTGGGCCATCAGCTCCTGCAGGGCGGTGACGCGACCGAAGGACTTGCGCTTGAACGCGGCGATCTGAACGGCCAGCTCGCGGGCCTCGGCCAGCATCTCGCGGACCGTCTCGTCCATCAGCAGGTCCTGCGCCTTGATCGCGGCCAGCGGGATCAACGCGCCCTTGGCGTCGCGAAGATAGGGCGAGCCGCCGACATCGATCGCGGCCGGATGGGTACGATCGGTCATGCGGCGCTCAGGGGCGGCGTGTAGGCGTTGGCCGGGCGCATGTAAGGATCATGGTCCAGGACCGCGACATTGCTCCGCGAGGCGCTCAGCTCCGCCCACACCTGGTTCAACCAACGCCGCGACACGGTCACGCCGTCGAGAGGCATCCCGGCGTCAGCCACGCGCTTCAATTCGGTCAGGTCCAGGGCCATGCTCACCATCCTGCTGAACGGCCGTCAGCGCTGACCCACAGCGGCGCGGCGACTGGGCGGGCTTCAGGCCCGCGAAAGGGTTTGACCAGGTCACGCGCGATGCGGTGCGCCTCGGTCTCATGTTCGTTGTGCTCGGCCGCCGATCGCGCGCCGCGACGAACGCGGCGGATCAGCGCCTCCAGGTCGTCGCGCGCGCGCTCCAGGTCGTCGGCGGGGTGACGCCGCTGCTCGCTCGGGGGAACGGCAGCGGCGCGGCCCAAGCCACCGGCGGTCGTGCTGCGGTCGGGCTGGTGGGCCATCTTCGCACCTCCTGGACACGAAAAGGCCCGCCTCTCCGGGGGGATGAGAGGCGGGCCATGCGGTCGGGTCGCAAGTCGTGCGGGGTCGAAATGGCCCGAAATGTGACCGCTTCGGTAGGCTCTTTTTTGGTCCACTCAGAAAATACCGGCCTGCGCGGCGGCCAGCGTGGCCGGGTCGATCTCGTTGCGCGCCGCCGCTCGGCAACGCGGCCACAGATCCAGCGCCACCAGGAGCAGCCGTTTCGCCCGCCGGTGCGCCATCTTGTTGCGCCTGGCTGCAACGGTGAAGCCCAGCCCGTGAACCACCATATCCAGGACGACAGCGGGATGTGCGAGCTGCTCGCGCCATCGCGTATAGGCGACCTCGGTCTGCACCGCGCCCAACGCTTCGTAGAAGCTGCCATCGCCGTAGGGCGACCGGTCGACCCGCGCTTCCATGCTGGCGATACCGATCGCGACGTCGCCGACGACCTTACGGTGGGCGGCCTCGATCTGCTCGGCCGCCGCCAGCTGGTCCGCGTTGATGTCACCCGAGTTGAACAGCCGCGCCAGCGATCCTTCGGTCCGGTTGGCGACATCGCGCAGCGTCTCGGGAGTCGCCTCCTTGCCAGTGAACTGGCGGTCGTCCTTCAGCTGCTGCTCGTGACGTCGGACCGCCTGGTTGCGCGCCGCCTTGCGCTCCTGCTTGTTCAGCCCGGTCGTATTGACCGGCGGCATGACACGCGGCCGCCCAAGTACCAGGAGGTGGAAACGCTCGATCTCCCGCGCTTTGCTGGCAGCGATCGCGGCGAACTGTTCTTGCGCCGCAGCGGTCATATGCACCGTTTGCGCATCCTGCGCGGAAACCATTGTCATGCAAAATTCACCCCGTCGTCATCCGGGGTCGTAATCAAGCTCTACTACCGGCGGGAGGCTCGTAATTGGTCCACGCACGAAATCCTCGTCGACGACATAGCCAGCGGCGCGAAGATCCCGCACCGCCTCGGCCAGGCGGTCGGGCAGCATGATCCCCCGCGCGCCCTTGCGCCGGACGATCAGCTTCTCCTCCTCGAGCGCGCATAGCGCCGCCTTGACGCGCGTCCGGCTGGCCCCCGTGCCCTCTGCAATCTCCCCGATCGACGGCGAACCCTGCCAGCGCTCGATAAACGCGCGCACGAACGCCAGCACCAGCAGTTTCCGGCTGGACATCGACGATGTCAGGCGAAGCGGTTCTTCCATCAAATTTAGGCTATGCTCCCCATCCGGAAGATAGGGATAATCAGCGGGTTGCGCTAGGTCGTACCGATCCGGCCTCAACGATCGTCGGCCAGGCGTCCGGATCCCATTCGATCCATAGCGCGAGGCCGAACATCTCAAGCTCCCGCTGGCATACTGGTTCGCCCAGCAGCAGGCGGCTGAGGTGGTGCGGCAGGGCCGATGGCGTCAGGTTGTGGCGGCTGAATACAGAGGCGGTGCTGCCCACGATCGTGATCGCAAAGCGCGGCGGAGCGACGAGCATTGGGCATCGGGTCATGCCAGAACATGACTAGAGCAAACCTGTTATCGCAAGGCCAATATTTCTGTTAAACAGCGACCACCCTGTCATGCTGCCGCTGCGCGATCTGCTCTGCAGACAATATATCGCCTTCCCCAGGAGGCAAACCCTGAGCCCTTTCTTCCTCGATCTGATCGATCAGAAAATCGAGGTCGGTGAACTGGAAATACACTGCCGAGTGAACGCGATCCCATAGGTCATCTCCTACTGTATCACTGCCGCCCCTCGCGAAATCAAAAAGGGACGTCGCTCGCGCGTATAACGTAACCGCTTGGAGCATCATTTCCTTGTGCCAAGTGGCACTTATGTTTGCTCCAGCAGAAAGAGGCCGAGTTCGCGCATCCAAAACTTGCGCCTCTCGGAAGATACTCGCGATCCGGTCGTGAATGACATCATCATCCACATGCAATAGGATTTCCTGCAGGGGCTTGACGAGACTTTCGGGAAAGCGTGCGATATCTATATTTACATCATCATGACCCTGCACCGGCCCGCCACCGGCCCGGCGCGACCTCATGTCCCATGCGTCAGTAAGCGCCTTCAAGACGTCCTCTGCATGATCACAGATCGCTGTCAAAACACCGGGCATGGATGCTCGGGCTGCTCGCAGTGCTCGCTGCCGCCTGTCCTTCTCGTCGTCAATCTGCGCCTGCATTTGGGCACGCGCAGCCTCGACTTGATCCCTGCCTATGCGCAGTTGTTTCTTCGCAAGACGGGCGGCTATCATGGCTGCGGTGACGGCGAGTACACCCGTAATCATGGTCTGCCACATGTACAAAGTCTCTAGTGTGCATTGCATGCCCAGAGGGTTGCAAACATGCCACACATCAGACGTACCCATATATATCTTTCTCGGTGTTTGAGCGCGGAAATTGCCCAGCCATCTTTATACTCGCGACGCCAGCAACATCTCCGCGCCCTCAGCGAGAAACCGCGAACGATTGTTCGTATGCTTGTCAATTTTAGCAAGAAGACTCTCGTCCATCGTGATATTTACCCGACGCTGTTTGCCAGGGACATCCGCCCGCACCAGGACACGCGCCGCCTCGTCAACATCCGGGTCGCTGGCGATCGCATCCAGCTCGGATGGATGCGGGATGGTGTCGCCATATTCCACAGATACACCGATATGACCGTTCAGGGCTTCCTCGGCATTGATTACCGCCTGCTGCACCGTGCGGCCATGCGAGGTACAACCCGGAACGTCGGGAAAGAATACACCAAACCCGTCCGGGGCTCGCTCGATGATCGCGGGATAATATGCGATTGCCATAACAAATCCTCTTTGGCGAAATGGTGTATATACACCATCCTTAGACCAGACCGTTTCTTAGCTTAGCCAATCCTAGCTTCGCTTATTGGGGAAGGCGGCAAGAGTTTGGCTGACCCTTAGGTCAGCCTCACCCCTGTTTGCCGTTCGATGCTTTTCAGAGTCCCGATTGGCATTTCGCGTTTCGGATGGGGGACGGTGGCTGTTCCGGGTTTCGTGGGATGCCTGAAGTGCTTGTGGCTTCCACTCTGCCGGACCTCGTACCATCCGTCGGCTCCGATCCGCTTTATGACCTCTCTGCTTGTCATCTCCTTCCCCTTTAGATGCACCCGTTATACACACAGTGTGTATAAAAGGCAAGGGGAATGTGTATGGTGTGTATAAATCCTCATCAGCACGTGCGTAAATGGCGATTGTGAACCTTCGCAGTCACCTGCGGGGCGTGATGGGCTTTTTCAGAGGCGGCTGAACGGCGTAATACGTCCCGATGAAAATGACCGACCCGCCACGTCCGCACTGCCTGCGGCACATTCAATAAGAGCGCGCTGCCGTTTGAAATCCCAATGGGTCAGATTGCTAACAGCATCGGCATATTGCGCCACGGCCTTTTGCAGTCCCTTGATAGATTGCCGCTGGTAAAAATTGAGCGTTTTCGCGTGAGCAATCACTTCGGCGAAATACTCTCCAGCCGCTTTTGCGTCCGTGTACATAAAGCGCTGCATGACATTTTTCGTGATCCTCTTTCGATGAGTATCATCAACGTCGTCACCTAAGGGCTCAAGCAGCCGCACTATGCCGCCTAATTTCTGGCGAAGCTCATTGATCGCGCCTAGGATTACCTCCTGTTCCTGCCTCCGCTCTTTCGCCTCTTTCCAGTTTGCAAGGCTGGCAGCGCCAGCAACCGTGGCGGCAGCGCCGATCATCGCACCGAGGAACGAAAGCGTATCATTGGCTGCGACCCTATTCGATAGGAACAGGATACCCACTCCGGTCGTGCCCCCAGCCGTGATGACCCATAAGCCGCCTCGCGACAGGTAGTCGATCAATCCCAAGCCTGGCTCCTTGGCCAGCCGCAGTCGTTCGACGGCTACGGGCTCGAAATGCGGGCTCTCTGGTTCGGCATTGCTCATCGTGCGCATCTCCCGACACGGCCATCCACGTCCCAATCCGATCGATATTGGGCCTGCCCGCGTCGCAGCTGGCCGCATGACAGGTCTCGATCGCGCGCCGTCACGAGTGCCAGCGTGCGGCCATAATGGTCGCGGCCGACGCGCTCGATGGCGATCGGCGCAACGAGAGCGCGGGCCAGGCTATCCCGCGATGCGAACGGATCACCGACCACGCAGCGCCGCCCGGGACGGCAGTGGCCCGGCATTTCCGGGGCGTCGATACCGATCAGGCGGATACGCTCGCGACCACAGCGAAGGGTATCCCCATCGACGGCACGGCATTTCGTCCGAACCTCCGCCCCATGAGGCAGGACCATCGCCGCAATGGCCAACAGCGTCACCATGATAGCCTACCGAGTAAATAGCCAAAGCAGCATGAAAAATGCCGCTAAACCAAGGCCGATCGACACTGCCCAGCCGTCGACCTGTTTCTGACGGGCAGCCTCTTCCAGCTGAATCGTCGCACGCTTTGCAGCGTCCGCTTCGGCCGCGTCCTGCGCTGCCGCGGCGTCGGGGTTGATGACCCGCAACGCCCCCCGAGCGGTGGCAATCTTGATTTGCACACGGGCCGCCTGATCAGGGGCGAGAGCACCGGCAAGGGCCTCGTTTCCGGCACTGACAATCAGTCGCAATCCCGGTTCAAAGTTCGGCATCCAGCGCAGCCCGACATCCATCGCATCCAGGATCGCCAGAGAAACCGCCGATCGGAGTTCCGCCGTGCCCTGCACCCCGGGAAACTGCGCCACATGATCGAGCATCAGGATCAAGGTTTTCAAACCGGCATTGGTCAACTCGGCGATCGCCAGATGCGCCGCGTCCTGCTGTTCATCCTCTGGGGCGGTGGCGATGGCGTGGCCGAAGGATACCGCCATCTCACGCAGACGGACATTGGCCAAGCTGGACTGCCCGGCGACCGCCTGGCCTTTGCCCAGCCAGGCCTCGGACACCGTTGGATCGATCTCCAGCACCCGATTGAAGTAGCTTATTGCCTCGTCACTATTGCCCGCCTCAACCGCCGTCCGCGCCATCCCGAGCAGATTCGGTATATTGGACTGTCCCTGCTGCATCTTCCCCCCCCTGATTGTCTCGGACGGTTAACGAAGCGGCGTTAACCCGCCGCCCCCTCCCATCCGGCTCCCCTTTCGGAGGCCATCCTGATCGTGAATGAGTACCTGTTATCGTCGCCCGCCTGCCCTCTTGCCTGCCCCCAATGCCCCCTACGGTGCGCTACGATTGCGAAGGTGCTGACCGAACGTCACGCGACGCTTCAGGCTCTTCTTCAAGCCGCACGGGCTGGTAGAGGCGACGTGACGGCCGAGCGGATCGCGCGAGCGCGAGCGCTTTGGGAAGCTGCACTGATAACTCGTGAGCGAGTTCGTCTGTCGACATCCCCTCCGACGCCAGAAGAAGCCCCGCAAACATCTGCTCTAGCGCAGGCTGGCTGGGGAACATGATCTCGAACGTCAGGGGCTGAAACTCAGGCTCCGGCAGCGGCGGGGCCGCGTTCTCATCTGGATCGTCGGTTTCGCCTGTCAGGTACTCGACCGTTGTGCGCAAGGCTCGAGCGATCAAATGGATATACGCTGAGGACCGCGCCGTCCCACGGATCAAGCCATTTATTGCGGGCTGCGTAATACCGACCTGACGCGCAAGCCATGACTGGCTTTTGCCCAAAACGCTGAGGCGCAAGAGAATCCGTTCGCCGATCATCGGATAGATACCCTATAAGCGGAATTATAGGGTTCCACATCAGTCTCGTGTTGACTGAACTATAAGCCAACTTATAGTTGGTCCCATGGACTCGAATCTCACTGAGCTTGCAGCGCTTGAGCTGGCTGTCCGCCGGATCGGCGGACAATCAGCTACCGCGCGTCGCCGTGGGGTTTCACAGCCAACTGTGCACAACTGGTTGCACAAGGCTAAAAAGTGCCCGCCGGAGCATGTGCTTGGGATGGAAGCGGATAGCCGTGTTTCCCGCCACGATCTACGTCCTGACCTGTATCCGCGCGAGGAGGCAAACCCGACGCCCTCCGCCCCGCCGCTGATTGCACCGACGACGGGAGCGGAGGCATGAGCGCCGACGACACATTCATCGTGCCGCTGCCCGACGGCGCTGACGGATCAGCCGTTCTCGATCTCGCTTGCCGTGCGGTACGGGGCGAATTGCTCAGTGGTAGCGCGTGGCAACAATTGGCCGAGCTTGTGGCCCATGGACGCTGGGCCAGCCAGTGCGAGATCGCATCCCTCGAAAACGTTGTTGCTCCAGCGGAGTGCGCCGCCTTGGTAGACGAGGCGACAGCGGATGAACTTGCAGTTCTCCCAGTCACCATTGTCGAGTTCGACTGTGGCGTCCTCAATGGTTCGCCCGTGGATCTTGTGCATTCGGATTTCTCTTCTGTGGTTGGTGGTACATCCACAGTAGCCGAAGCCGGGGGCGCGTCCAGCGCCCCCGGTGGAGGGCAATAGCATGCTCTCCGGGGGAATTTCCTTTTCCGATCTCGTCCGCCAGTCGGGTGGCGAGCGCCAGCAGCACCGCCGCTCGGGGTTGGTAATGCTGCTGGCGACCTGTTCATCGCATGGCGATACGCGCGCCACAGCCGCCCGTCCGTCGCCA